ATCTCCACATTGGCTTTGTATTGCTCGACCATTGCGGTGGTAATCTCGGTACTCATAAAATGACCTCCTATTTAGATTTGTATCGGTGAGGGTAATCTCCAAATAGGAGGCCCAAGATTGCCACTGGTGGCAATCTAAACAGCAGGGGCTGAAGGCCTAATCTGCAAAGATGGTACTTTAATGTTATAGCCGTAGATAATATCATGAGGTTTAGCGAAGCGATCTTGTAAAGTTAAAAGATCACTTGGCGGGGAAACCGTCACTTTAATACCTTTGCCTGTTAAAAACCCTATCCAAAATTCCATACTCGGTCGACAAAATGCATGACTTCCCCCGGCGATTACTTTACAGCCGTACATCTGAACTTCGTATGCGCCGTACCACCAAGCGTAAGCCAGCATATAATCGAAACTGCTGTTGAAGTACTGGACAGGCATCTTATCTAAAGGAAAAGCTATTGACGTGGGTATGCGTTTGTAATGCCGTAGGGTAATGAGCGGAATTTTTTTGGCGTTTACGTGGTTCACGTAATCTGCCACTAAATGCTCATTATCTATTCTACTATCAAATATATCATGCATATCAAACACCTTATCCATCGGTCTATTTAAACAGGCATAATTGAGACCCCAAACTTCGCCGGGGTAACAATTAAGGCGGCCCGCTTGCCTATGACCTTTAGCTTTTCCTAAGAGAGTTATTTTCATACTATAAAACTCTTTCTCGTTATACCGTCAACGGGTTTCACTCCATGTTTGCGTTGCATAAGTTCTGCAACTCTCTGAACAGCCACGGAATGTCCGGGATCTGAAGCATTCAGATACGCCGGAGAACTCTGATACTCTTTTATCTTGGCGTCCATATCTAACGCGGATTCTGCGGGTTGTCCTGTGGATTTATCTAAGCCAAGATCTGGAGCCATCATCTCACTCACAAGGACCATAGCCTTAATGAATCGAGCGTCCCCACCTAATCCTATACGCGGGTCCATAACCAGATCTTTGAAGCCCCCGCCGATACGCTGATCGAGTTCATCAATACCTCTATTCATTAGGACCATCTTACCCTCGAAAGCATTTCCATACTTGGTCCGAAGCTCGACCTCACCCTTCTGTAACAAATCAGCTACCATAGTATCGGCGTCAGCTATTGTTCCTTTGGACCTCTCTGCGTAATCTTCGAAAAGACCGGCGGCTTGTTTCTCACTCAGCCCACGCTTATGGGCGATCTTAGTAAACCATTCTCTGTCAGAAGTGAGAAGATTCTTAAGGAACTCATTATCAACCCCTTCGGGCACTTGAAATGCATAACCTTCCGGGGCCTCAGGACGGCCTAATTTTTTATATGTCTCATTCCATTCCTCATCGGTTGCTGGCACGGCAAATCGTTGGCCGACCATCTTCTTAGTGTTGACAAAGGAACGGGCCACGTTAAGGGGCATCGGAATCATATCGGTCTCATCTTTGAAATCTACAAGAGAGGCGTCGTCTCGCAGGTCAGCCGGTAGTTTGTTATGCCATGTTCCCGCTGCTGCTGCTGCTGCTGCTGCTGCTGCTGCTGCTGCTGTTGCGGCCGTTGCTGCAGCCGCAGCATCCGCCGTTGCCTTCTCCGCTGCTGCTGTTTCTTCTGGTGTGGGCATGTTATCCTTCCTCCTCTGCTAAGGCCGCAATTTCCTCGGGCGTTAACTTTAAAATTGTTAAGATCCTCAACACCGGGTTGCGTTCGCCCGATGCGAACGCATGCACATAAGGATCAGGGTCAAAGCTACTATCAAATACCTTGTGCGCGTTACACATATCTCTCAGTATGTCCTTACCTTCTCTGGACTCGAAGAAAAACTTGTAACTTTGATACTGTTCTAATTTAGTTCGTTTGTTCCAGAATGCCACCGGTGTCAATCTCCTTTATTGTAAGAATTGTCCTTCGCCGGATAACTGTCCGGCCATCTCCGCGCCCATCTCCGCGCCCATTGGAGAAGACGCTGCTGCTCCAAGTCCTGCGGCCCCTTGTCCAAGTTTTGCCATGTTCTCGGCCATTTCTTTTTTCTCAGCCATTTCCGCACGTTGCTTACGGATCAGTTCAACTACGTCCTCGCCGTTCAGGTAATCAATGAGACTGAACATCTCAAAAACGTTACGGAAGGTAGCGGTATCATTAAGATTATCTAACATCTCGGGTTTGATATCAAAGAGCGGTTTAAGAACTTCTAAGGAACGCACAAGCCCGTTCGCAGATACTTGCTCCTGCGCGCGAGCTATAGGTGAGGTATATACTATTTTAAGTTGAACCCCCGCTAAGTCCGGAGGGGGTTCCGGGAATTTTCCTGCCCTAAGAAGCTGTCCATGCACACGAAGGATCAGTGGACCTAAGAACTCCGGCTGAACCCGACCAAGCAATGGTCCCATCAACCGGAGTTTTTCTTCGGTCCTCTGGAGAACCTCGGTTGCCGTCATTTGGGGTCCGTCGTTGAGCTGTAATTGATCTACGAAAAAGACCTCTCTAATGCGGTTTCGAATGCCCTCACAGAATGCATCCCCTAATTCTGGATTACCTCCAGGGAGGATGTCAATATCATTCTTAAGATTTATTCGCCCTTTACGGTAATAGTTCATGCCGCCGGGAGTAGTTTTAATTGGTTTGAAAAACCCTTTGTCTGGTGCAAAAATGGGAGGGTCAGTGGACTTCTGTGCGGCTCGTATCGTTACTTGTTGTGCTCTCTGGAGCATCTTATTATCTGGTAGAGCCGTGCTGCCAGGACCGTACCCGTAAGTATTCTTAGATGACTTATAGAAGCGGGTAGCCATGAAAGGTAGTTCGTGGAACCCGCTTTCGTGCATGAGGTGTTGTGTCTTGTTCTCCATATAGGCCGAAAGAAAAGGTAACTCCGTAGAGCCAGGCACAAGCATATTCGCAGATTCCCTGGGAGCGATAAGATGTAAACAGGGTATCGGCATATCTAACTTACCGTCAATCATATGCTTATTAACTTCAGGGGACACATTCTCGACTCCAAATTTAAGGATAAGTTGTTCAACCGTTCGGTTGTATTTTCGATAGAGTGTATCTACCCGGTCATAAGGATTCTGAACGAAGTAACACTCACCCAAGTCTAAAGAGAGAAAACGTAAAGACCCTGTGGCTATCACCTCATCTACGAACATGCAGAAGTTCCCGAAGGCCCCATACGCCATATAACACTCGTGCGCGGCCGTAGAGAACCCTGCAATCGCTTTGTTAATTTCATGATACATGATACGGGATCGTAGTTTCAGGTGAGTCATCACAGGATAGTTGGTGAGATACATCGGGTCGAAGGGAGCTATACCAAACCAAGGGTTAGCTGAACTGGTGAGTAATGAAAATAATCCCGCTGCCAGTAATTGATTTGAGTGTATGGCAGAGGGATCAAATATCTTACTCATGACCTTTTGGCCTTCGGTATGTTCGGTTCCGAAGTTTGCATGCTCTGGATATGTACGCTCTGCAATCTCAGTTAAATGAGCATCCAAAGTTCCTCTGGTTGCCTGTAGAGAACCGAACCGCTTAATGTGCTTTTCTACCCCGTCCTGTGTCAATCGTGCCATGATTACTCCTGGATTTTCAAAGCTAAGAGTTGACCGAAATCAAGTTGGTATACTCCGGTTTCCTGCATGAACGCTTCCATATCCAGACCCTGCTTAGATCCTGCTCTACGCTGAGCCTCAAGGACATACTCTTTGGTTAAGCCCTGATGAAACACCGGCTTGGTGGCTTCCTTCGGATCGCCACTGGTGGCAATCCCCGTTTCAACGGTGCCAAGAGACTCAGCAAAATACGCCTCGGTAGCTTCCGCTGCCTCCGGGTCTACTACCTCCGGAGCCGGGTCCACTGGTGTAGTTACCTCATTTGCGCTCATAAAATCAAAATCTCCACTTCCTTCGCTTTTTACTTCTTCGCCCATCGTCTAACCCTCCTTTATGATTTTTAAACTTCTATTATAACACATCCAAAAGGTTTTGTCAAGGAAATAATTTCGGGGCATTTTACCCCGAAAGGTAGTCGTCAAGTGGATTGTATGCTATATTCTGGTCCTCCCCAAACATTAGTTCGTCATAATTCATATCAGCTTGAGACGGTAAATCGCTCATATCCATCCCAGTAGTCATCGCTACACCCCAGGCTAAGATCCTATATCCGTCAGCGAAATGCTTTGACCAGTCCTTAACAGGAGCTTCGGAGAAAGCTTGTTTTGTTTCGTCCCATTCTCTACGGTATGATTTAAGTCCTTCAATGAGATCTTCGGCCTTCTCCTCATCAAACCAGGTCTTTGGGATAAGTTGGCGCATCGCATGGTGACCTTCAAGCAGTCCCGTACCTCCTGGTCCCATTCGTGGTATATTAACGATGTTTTTGAGACCAAGGTCAATGAGGGTGTCTTTACGGGTTCCTCCATCTGCGCCCCACTCATGGACCTCAACATCGTGCGGAAGGAAATGCTCTGCGTAAGTGTAGGGTCTTTCGAGGCAATTGTTAACATAATGTCCTGCAGTTTTTTGTCTATTGGAGTATACATCTATAATCCCCACGCTATTAGATTTTAATTGTGCAAATATGATTGTGTTCGTATCATCGAATCCAATATCCCAGGCGGTGTATACTGGCAGTCCCGGCTCCCAGGGAACGCGAGTGATCCTATTAGCTGACGCCGCCTTATTCATCATATCTCCGCAGATAGAACCCACAAGACCTGCATCGAAAGAACAGTAATACTCTTGCTGTATAAGTTCTTCAGGCATACCCGACGCGCGTTCTATCTCTATATCCTCTTGCGTGATGATCGGTGTGCCGTCTTCGCGATAGGTCTGGTCAATGGTAAGAAGCTCACTGAACCATTTCTCGTCCTTTTTAGCATGGCGAAACATCTTCCACAAAGAGTTCTTCCCTCTTGGCGTCCCATTGAATAACGCCCATCCCTTATTCTCCAGGAGAATAGGTCTAAGGTAGTTCCAGGCTTTTGGTTTATGTAGAGAGAACTCAGAGAAGATAACTCCGACAGGATTCGATCCCACAATAGCATCAATGTTATCCGAACCAAGCATCCGGACAATAGATCCAGACCTTAGTTCCAATACCATTTGTTGATTCTCTTTCCGCTTCACTAACTCCTTTGGAAAATGATCTATGAATCTAAACCCATTGGAGTCGGCCCCTTCCCATATAATCAGACGGGCCTGTTTGTAGTATGGTAGGATATAGAAGTATGTCCCCACCCTCTTGAAAGTCTCGCGCGCCAGTATGTTAATGAATGTCTTGTCCTTGCCCGCGCGTCTGTGCCATATAACTACGCCCCGGTTAAAGCCTTGTGGAAGGCAGTTATAAGCGGGGCGTTGATACCCACGTGGGGTATAATTATATGGTATTACTATTTCGCTCATAGTCTATAGGCCCTACGTTCTTCATTCGAGTAATAGTTACCATCAGATTCAATGGGATGAGTTTCATAGGTCTCTCGTTTTTTACAGACTGGACATTCAAGAGTGATCTCCGTCCAGTCCGTATTAAGTTTCCCACGGCAGGTCATCTGTTGTGCTGAACGAGATTCTTCTGATAATACTCTCGCCTTAACTTTACATAGGACACATTTATATTCCCCTATCTCTTCATAATACGGGTGCGTCTTTGTGCCCCCTACGAGACGCTTGTCTTTTTTAAACCCTTTCATTTAACCTCCGTTCTATCTCATCAAGTCTTTTTACCATATTCCTTGGCTTCAAAGATTCTTCATACTCGTACTGTTCTAAAGCCTTCTTAAGTTTTAAACTGTCAACCTTAGTTATAAATATTCCTTTCTTATTATACCCATTCTTTTTGAAGTCACAAAGAGGAAAGCGCATACCTGGAACATTACACGAACATCTGCCTTCGTCATACATGAAGTCATCGTCCCAACAGTTTATGGGAGAGTTATTACTTCTCCCGGTCATATATTCTTTATAGTATGGACAGTCTATTATCTTATTCATACGTGAGTCTTCCTCCGGCTTGCTTCAAGCAACATCTCTTTTAGAAATGACCTTAAAAAGTTGTCCACGGTGTTGTTCTGATACATTAAATGGAGCATCTCGATTAGGGCCTTAGCTAATGCGACCCCTGCCTTACCTGCTCTACTGGCTTTCGTCATCATACCTCCCCATAACTATAATGATTACCGTCACCACCCCAAGATCCACCCCAGGAGCCGCCCATTGACATCCAAAATTTCCCGAACTCTTCATGGTCCGCCGTTTTTCTGAGGTATCTGCCATCTTTAAAGAGATTAAGGTCGATGGCCAGGCGTCTATAATGAAAACTGTTGTCTTTATGGCCTCCCATAGCCCAGGCATCCCCAAAAGTGACCTCAAATCCACGTTCGTACATATACAATATGAGTATTGTAACCATACGAGTGAACTTAGATTGTCTTTGACGTAAACCCATTACTTAAACTCCATTATCTCTACGATCGGTCCAGGATCGGAAGGACTGCCACCGGTGGCAATCTGCCGTTCGGGTTGCCCAGGCCCAATACGAGGGGCGAAAGGAGGGGACACCCCTTCACCGGTGGCAGTATTGATTTCCATTCTATTTCCGAATTGATCTATCAGGCATACACTGAGTCCGTCCAAACTACCCAGGTCGATTTGTTTAGGTAAGAGCTTAGCGAGGATCTTCATGAAGTCGCCGGGTGAGGACTTGGCTTCGTTAACCAGCCAGGTGAGTCCACCCACCTTAGCGTAGGCTTGTAGAAACTCTTCGGCCAGTTTTTTGGGAGTCATCTTGGCCATGGAGTCCAGGTCCAGTTCCGGCACGTCATTAAAGATTGGCTTAGGTTCGTTGTCTATTATAAAGTCCATAGAACCTCTTCGAGTTTCTTTATCTTTCGTTTATATCGTTCTATCCGTTGTTCCAACTTAGCTCTCCTTCGATGTTTCTCCACCATTTTCGCGGTGTCTTTGGGGCTTTCATAATCACAACAGCCATCATACCCCTCTAAATCTGTAGTGCCATGTCCTTTGTAGTGTCTCCAAGGATATTTTTCTTTATTCTTATACTGCTTTCCACAGTCCGTTCTTTCGCAGTGACCACAAAATACTGTGCGGCCAGGTGAAGTATAGAACCGTGTGTCGCCTCTCATATGGATCTCCCTTGAAGTGACTGCCACTGGTGGCAATCCGAAATTCGGTAAAAAATTAAATCTTATTATAGCACATCCAAAAGGTTTTGTCAAGGAAATAATTTCGGGGCTATCTCTTGCCCAAAGGCGGTTGGCACGGTTCTTGCATAGGGCTAAATTAGGTGATTTTGACTGGACTGCCACCAAGCTCCAGGACAATCCAAAAAATAAAGAATAGTAGGATAGGTATATGGGTGCTTGAGATTGTCCTGATACCCTATACGGCCTTAGTGCAATCTTAATTCTCTATAGGGTAGTGTGTCAGAGTGCTGCCCTGACACGGTTAGACTGCCACCGTGACAATCCGTAAAAGAAAGTTTAGGAGATTGCTACCAGTGGCAATCTGAGAGGACTTGAAAAATGGGATTTTTGAGTGCAGAGGTCCCCTCATCAGATTTCCCCAATCCACTTTGGGGGTCCGGGGGGTCTCTTTTTTCCAGGAATTTTCTTTTCTTTTTCTGGATTATTTCACGTGAAAAGATTCAAGATCATATGATGTCACGTGAAATAATATGATGTGATATGATATGATGTGAAATGATATGATGTGATATAGTTTTACATGGGATAGTATGGTATCAAACTATTGTTTACGGATTGTCTCTACCGACAATCTAACAAATGGAATGGTGTCACTCTCATATACGAAAGAGGGAAGGATAAACCTATCTCACCTGCTATGTTCAAGGCGCTTGACATACTGTCCTCGTTCCTGCCCTTGTGTGGCCACGTTAACCAATTGAATATACTCATTAATCCCACGTGGCCACGTTATAGTCTATTGCAAGCACTATACAAGGAAAAGAGGTATGTCATAAGGCCCTTGAAATACCTCTTATTATATACTTTCTTAAAACCTATACACAACAAGGACACAAGGGATTAGTCAATGATATCAGTTACTTAACATATCCAATTACAAGGGCAGTTACAAGGGTTTAACATGGGCAAGTCATCGGTTAAACCTTTCTTTTACGATAAACCTTTCTTTTACCCGCTCTCCAACATGTTGGAGAGCGGGTAAAAGAAAGGTTTATAATACTTTGTTTTATTTCTTGACATACACTGATAAATGATTATATTATAACGGTAACAACAGAGAGAAGTCAATTCGGCAAGCTCTCATAGAAAGAGGAGTCAAATCATGAGTCAAGCAAACAGTGTTAAAGCGGTTAACGATACCTTTATTGAAAAGACAATAAAGGTCAAGGGCAGTAAAGAAACGAAGTTAGTTCTTTACAAGGGTAAGAGCCCGGTTGTCTTTATTAAGAAGGAGAACAAACCCGCCTTATTAATTGCTCAAACATATTGGTCAAATGATGTTAACGGGCAGGGTATATCTTCTTTAGATAACATGAGTAATATGGGGGATATCCTCGGTGAAGCAAAAGAAAGCGTAAACGGTGTTACACAATACTTCAGTAAATGGTTAGACCTTTACTTTCCAAACATGCCTATAAAATGGGTAAGCGGTTACATTAAGATATCAGAGGACTACGAAACATATGAAAAAGCACTAACAGAAAGAAACCTTATGAACCGAACATACATAAACCCGAACGTTATCATTGAGAGTCATAGACGTTATATCGCCTCTTTAAAAGTCGAAACACCTGCCGAAAAAACCGCAAGGGAAAAGCAAGAAAAAGAGGATAAGGAAAAGAAGATAAATGATAAACGCGAAGACTGTGAACAAATGACACCAGATGAAACGGTTATTTCTTTTCATGGCCATGTAAATGCACTGTTGACACTGGTTAACGAAGACAAGTTGACTAAAGAGTTGACGGCCAAAGTTTTAAGCGTATGTCACCAACTGGTTACGACCATTAAGACTTCAATAGCTGACAAAGAAGACAACAAAGAAGACAACAAGTAACAAGTAAACTGCCCGGTTCAATTAATCCCCTCTCATTCATGAGAGGGGATTTTTTTTTTGTCTGTAATACCTTGTCATACAATACATACCTTGTCATACAATACATACCTTGTCATACAATACATACCTTGTCATACCTTGTCATACCTTGTCATACCTTGTCATACCTTGTCATACAATACCTTGTCTGTAATGCCTTGTCTGTAATAGTTTGATATCAAACGATATATCTCATGGCCGGTATTTCATGGTATTATCTCAATATGGCGTACAAGGGCCATAATGCCCTTGTGAGTCAACTATCAATTCCAGGGTATATTAGGGCATATTCTTGACCAACTCGATTATATGTTTGAATTGACAGGACCGCCACTGGTGGCAATCTGACCTAAAAGAAATAGCTTGACATACAGAAATTAATATGTTATAATTAGTATAACAAGTCGAAAAAGGTTTCGGTGCCATTTGGCACAAATTAGATCGACTTCCAACTTGTTGGAAGTCGGAAAGGATTAGCGAATGATTGCTGTAAACAGAGTTACCAAAGAAATTAAGGTGGTCGATCCATCTGTGGATGGAAGTGAATACTACACACTAAATAAACAAGACTGGGATTTCAGAAAGGACTTCAGTGATACATTTATCAAGGTCGCCAATGTCATAGTGATTGACAGATTCGGCAAGGCTCTACTTCAATGGGCAACCTTTAGCTTGAAGAAAGTAATGACCGCGCGGATCGCCACTGGTGGCAATCTCATGATAACTTTTACGAAAGGGGACAAACTTGCGTAATTCTCAACTTAAGAGCTATGCTGTTGGGGCCATTTATGCCGGGATTGCCACTGGTGGCGATATCAAATTAACCATTTTCAAAGAGGAGAAAACTATGAGCAAATTGAAAGAAGTAGTCGAGGCAAGGGAACGGGCCAGGGTCTCGCTGATTGAAACAGAACTGGCAGTAATTGATACAATAGTAAACCAGAGAGAGATGAAATATCTCCGCGTAGATTGGCGCAAGCTGGAAATTGATATGGGCATTCGCCCGATCATAGAGATACTGGACACCACGTCAAACGATGACCACGAAAATACCCGCGTCAAAAGGTAGTTCTAACCTGGCGACTTCCAACATATTGGAAGTCGCCAAAGGAGGTCATAATGGTGATTAAAACCAACAACTGCTGGCATTGTAAGAGACTGGTCAGGATCACAGATGTAGAATGCTCACAATGTGGAGCCGACCTTGAACAGCCTTACCAACAATACCCTATTGACCCCGTAAAATTGGAAGCTCTTCGAGACTCATTGAATAGCAGGGAATATTGGGCAAACCTTATAATTAGAGAAGATGAAAAGGAGGTAACAGAATGACTAAAAGACAGATTTTTAAAAGAATTATAAAGCTATTTCTTGAAGCTCCGGCAACCTGCGATCAAATTAATGCCTCTTGGTGTGGGGGCTACATATGTTACGCCTTAGAGGCGAAACATTTAACTGAGGAGGAGTCGGAAAAGCTTCACGATCTGGTTTCTTTGTTAGTTCAGTTCGCTTCATTCGCCAAGGGGGTTTAATATGAGCATAGCTAAAGAGATACAGGCCCGGATTTGTGGGGTATTTCAGAGTGAAACTAATCTTAGTATTAACTTTGACACCTCGTGGTGTTTTGGGTATATAACTTGTGCCCAGGAACATGATCGGATAACTCTTGAAGAACATGACAATCTCGTCGCGTTCATTGAATGTTTAGCTAAGGAGGTTTAACATGATAGTATACCACAATAGATTACCGCAGGAGAGTATACCGGTTTCTAAAGGTCCACAGTTCTACCCGGAATGGTTGAGAGGAAATATACTCACCAATGAAATGGGACGAACATTGGAGAGATATGCCATGCATATAGCCCCGGATGGTCGGAGAATGCACTGGTTTAACAAATCATCCTTTGACCAAATGATCAAAACATTTTCTATAAAGCATATTTACCTAAAGTTAATAAGTGAGAAAGAATTTTGCGATTTCATGGATAAAATTCCGACCTTAACGCACTACCAGATATGTAGACTACTGAAAGTAACAGAAACCCATCGCGAAAGATATAAGGGGTTATAATATGGGATATATACAGATACAAATGGCAATTGAGCGTGGCGTATGTATAGAGTGCCACAGACCCGCTAAATACCGGATTTATTCCTATGAGGGAGAGGAAGAGTATAAGATATCCGGATTATGTGAAACCTGCTATGATCGAATGCATGGAACTGCCACTGGTGGCAATCAGCGTATGTCAAGGGGTGGATAACTATGATATTTTTTAAAGCACTAAGGGTGGAGTATGCCAAGAGAAAAAGAGCGCACCAGAAGCAGAGCGGGTATGATTTTGCGGCCGGAAAACTATTGAAAGGCGCAACCTATAATGAAGTAGACGCCTGGATTGGCGATGACTTACCCTTTGATATGGGCATGGTCGAAGCCCTGCTTGACGCTAAAAAAGCGAGGATGGATAGATGGAACATAAATTTCCTATGATGTATGAGAGTAACAAGCCCGGATTTATGGGTTTGCTATGGGAGACTTGGCTGGCCAACTCACAACATTTAGAGGTTGCAACATGGTATAATGTGTATGAGGATTGGACCACTGGCAGATGTCTCTTACTTATACCTGAAATGTGTCTGTTTGCCATAGAACAACATAGGCAGAATTAGCCCTAAAATTATTTACTTGACATACAGGAGGAAGTGTGGTATACTGTATTTAAGAAATGAGGGAATTATTAATTATTCGGAGGACGTTATGATAATCTAAAAGCAGGGGATAAGCGGTATGAAGGTGGCCGCTTATTCCGACCTGTGTATTAGCCTATGTTAATACGCAGATCGGAGTAAATTCGCTTAGCGCGAGAAAGGAGGTTTTTGACTATCGCCCCGACTTCCAACATGTTGGAAGTCGCCAATCACCTTAACAGACTGCCACCAGTGGCAGTCACCGATAAAATCGGGAAAGGAATACGATTATGGGAATGCAACTGATTAAGCTCGTAGATCTTCATGATAACTTTAATCGCAATCCTGAGAGTTATGTATATGACCAACCAAAGATCAACTCTTTGAAAGACAGTATCTCCGATACATCTTTTTGGGAGAATCTTCTGGCGGTAAAATGGGTCGATGGCCTGATTTACCTGGCATACGGTCATCACCGGAAACAAGCCCTCATTCAGCTTGTAGAGGACGGACTGACTGATTTTGAAGAGATCAAAATTAATGTCAGGTCACACACACAATTGACCAGTGAGCGAATGCTGAAGATATTTGCTCAGGAGAATAAGGACGATTGGGGTGAGAATCCCAGTAATCTGTGCATGACGGTCCTTCAACTCCAGAGTCACCTTCAAGGGCTTCTGTCCGCGTCCAAGAACAAGGATGACTTTTTCAAAAGGATGGGAGACTCCGGAGCCATCAAAATGGATGACCGTAGTTTTACCAGGGCCAAAAATCAGGGCGTGGGCGCGACTTTGATCGCGTCATTCCTGGGGTCCACCTGGTCACGTCAGACCATAGTGGATGCATTGCAGGTCATCGAAAAAGATGAAGCAACGTTTAAGCTGGCCCAACTGTTGCCGTCTGTAACCCTGGCCAATAGGTTTCAGAAACTGGTAACCAAAGCTGAAACTACCGGCAAGGAAGGCAAAGAGGTCATCATGTATGATGAGAAAATCCAACGCGCGGTGTCGGACAAAATCCTGAAAAACAACCTGACCCGTAAAGAGGTTGAAGATGCGATCAAGCTCACCAAAACGATGGAAGAGCCTGACCCTGTGGCCGCAATTAAAACGGTCGTAGAGCAGAAAAAAGCCGCGCTTAAAACGGCTAAAGAGATCGCCGATTCAGAAAAGCCAGCAGCTAAAGATCCGGACGAAAAGGTTCTTGGGCATGTTCAGAGGCTTTTGGACAGCGTGAAGAAGGAACGGTCGGCCCTTACCAAGAAGAACATTAACAGTATCAAAAAGGCCATCGTGTTGGTCGTCAATGTCTTGGACGCTCCGCCCCTTCCAGTGAGTGAGAGAGAGTAGAATGCCACCAGTGGCAATCTAACGTAAACCATAGCTCACCCCTCTTTGAGGGGTGGGCTATCCCTGTTTTAAAATTTAAAACTAAGAAAGGAGTATATTAATGGGTGAAGCACACGCAAAATACGCCCCTTCTGCGTCTAAACGATGGATTTCGTGTCCAGGGAGTGTTCAGCTATCCAAGGATATAAAGGAAGGAAAGCCGTCTGTTTACGCACATGAAGGATCGGTGTGTCATGATGTGTCCGCAATGTGTTTGAAGTCAAACCAAAACGCGGATATTTTGGTAGGAAATCCTTATGGAGTCCCACCTGTCGTAATTACGCCAGAACTGGGGGACGCCATTCAGATGTATGTGGATGAAGTCCGGTCATCTGCAAAAATGCTCGGCACTAAAGGCGGGAAGATTGAACATAGCGTTTCCATAACTGATGATTGTTGGGGGACAGCAGATACTATTCTATGGAATGATACCACCCTTCAGATTATAGACGCCAAATTTGGTAAAGGGGTCATTGTTGAAGCTGAAAATAATTCTCAGCTTATGATCTATGCCATTGGAGCTATCCGGGATTTGAAACTCACCCCCAATAGGATTATTCTTAGCATAGTTCAGCCTCGCACCGTTAATCCAGTAAGAACGTGGGAGATCAGTATGGAGGATCTCCGTAAATGGGCAAAAGAAGTTCTCAAACCCGCGCTCGACGCTATACGCGAGGGTTCACTACAATGCACTCCTGGAGAGGAACAGTGTAGGTGGTGCGCAGCTTCGGATATCTGCTCAGCACAGGCCACCGTTCTACTCAAGCAAGCAGAGGAAGCCTTCAAACCCTTTACTACTGCGGAGCTACCGGAAAACATTGTGATTGCCACTGGTGGCAGTTCGGTCATAAATCTCGCTATACAGGCCGCCCTTATGGAGTCCTTCAAGCATATAGAAAATTGGATGAAGGCCATTCAGGAGAGCGTTATGGAACATGCACTGGCTGGTGAGGATATCCCGGGATTTAAACTGGTGGAAGGCCGATCAAACCGTAAATGGGCAGAGGATGAGAAGGTAGTTGCGCTATATCTTAAGGGGTGGGACATCAAACCCTACGGCATAGCTCCACTCAAGACTGCCCCGGCCGTTGAGAAAGAGATCGGAAAAAAGATATCAAAGAAGATCGGACTGGCCACGCATATCCATAAGCCCAAGGGATCACCAACACTTGTATCAGAGTCAGATAAACGACCGGCAATGTCGGTGAATGTTGAGAAGGACTTTGAGGACTTTGTGGAAGAGGCGGGAGCGTTGGTCACAGGTGACGATATAGTGATCGCTGATGATGGCGGTGGGGATCTCATGGCACGACTGATGGCCGGAGCTATGCCGGAGACCGCCACTGGTGGCAGTCCTGACTTCGGTGAGGCCACAGGCATGACCGAGGTCCAGGGAAATGATATGCACCTTGAATCGTCAGCAGATGACGGTGAGCGAGAGATAGACAAGAAAGCGTCTCGGGAAGAGGAAGAGTATCATAAAGACGTAGAGGTGCAGTATCCTGTGGGGCCGAATGGACCTACTGAACCTAAGACTGCCAGAATGAGGCTAAACATTCTCAATATGTGTGGTAGTCGGGTGAAGATAACGGACATTGCAGCGGCCCTTAACCTAACCATAAACAACATAAAGATGCACATACGGTATCTACATGAGCGA